TGAGAGACAGCAACAAAAAAGAGGGCGCCCTTCTTTCTTCATACGAAAAAGGAGGTGAGAGTTATGGGACGGAAGACGAGACAAAACAAGATCACCAGCCCGGAATTGATCGCCCAGATCAACCCGAAGAACATTCGGCTGATGAACGATTTTCTGGAATACCTGCGGAGTATCGGCAAGGCGGATTCCACCGTTAAGGCATATACGAGCGATTTGTATATCTTCTTCGTGTGGGTACTCCAAAATGCGGACAACAAGTATTTCCCGGAGATTAGCAAGCGTGACATCATCTCGTACCAAAACTGGCTGTTGCGGAACAACGAGAACTCTCCCGCCCGTGTGCGCCGGCTGAAGAGTACGTTGTCATCTTTGAGCAACTACATCGAAGCAATCTTGGATGACGAGCTTCCCAACTTCCGGTCAATCGTCCGTAAGATCGAGAACCCGGTAAATGAGCCGACCAGAGAGAAGACGGTGCTGACCGACGAACAGGCCGATCAACTCTTGGACTATCTGATGGAGCGCGGGCAGTACGAGAAAGCCTGCTGCTTCGCTTTGGCGCGGTATTCTGGACGGCGCAAGTCTGAGCTGACGCGATTCAAAGTGTCGTACTTCGACGACGAGAACATCATCTATGGCACGTTTTACAAAACGCCTGAGAAAGTCAGAACGAAGGGCAAGGGCGTCAATGGAAAAATGCTTACCTGCTATGTGCTGGCAAAGCCTTTCAAGCCCTACTTCGATGCGTGGATGGCGAAGCGGGCAGATCTGGGTATCGAAAGTGAGTGGCTGTTCCCTGACAGGGACGATCCTACGAAGACGGTGCCTATCTCTACACTGAACAGCTGGGCGGAGACCTTCTCCAATATTCTGGGCATCCCTGTGTATTGGCATAGTCTCCGGCACTTCTTTACGACTTCACTTGCCAAGGCGAACCTGCCCGATTCTGTGATCAAGACCATCATTGGATGGGAGAGCTTGGAAATGGTGGATATCTACAAGGATATCGACGATGAGGACGAAATCGGCAAGTATTGCATGAACGGTGAAATCGTCGGGCAGAAGCAAGCTGCGCTTTCTGATCTGTAAGGAGGTGCGAGATGAACGAACTGACAATTCATGACTACCTTCAAAAGAAGGGATTGAATGAGTATGGGATCGCTGGGTTAATGGGCAACTTGTTTGCCGAAAGCGGCCTTAATCCTCGGAATTTGCAGAACAGTTATGAAAACGTCCTTGGCATGAATGACAATGCTTATGTAGCTGCTGTGGATAACGGTACCTACACAAATTTCGTGCAGGACAAGGCTGGTTTTGGCCTTGCTCAGTGGACGTTTTGGACTCGGAAGCAAGCCCTGCTGGATTTTGCTAAGGCGTCTGGAAAATCTATCGGCGATCTCATTATGCAGCTGGATTTTCTTTGGAAAGAGCTGTCCGGGAGCTACCCCGGCGTGCTGGCGGTGCTGCGGGCGGCAACCTCTGTATTGGAGGCTTCCAATGCCGTGCTGCTGAACTTTGAGAAGCCGGCAAACCAGAGTAAGGATGTTCAGAAGAGGCGTGCTGAGTATGGGCAGCGGTACTATGACCAGTTTGCCTCACAGACTGCTTCTGCGTCCGATTCTGATTTGGAACAGTTCAGAAAACTCTTTCAGGAAATGAGAGCTGAACTGCAGGACAACGACTGCGGCCAGTGGAGCGCTGAGGCGCGGCAGTGGGCGTTGGATATGGGTTTGATTACCGGCAACGGGACTGTCATCAATGGTGAACCCAACTATATGTGGCAAGACCTTGTTACCCGTGAACAGTTCGTGACGGTGCTCTACCGTCTTGCTCAAATCATGGGGTCGCCGGCATGAAAAGTATCTACGGTTAGTAACGAAAATATCTGACCGTTCGGAAATAAAGAGGTGAACTTCAATGGTCGATATCAACAACATTGTATCCCGTGGTGGGTACCTGGTGGACGGCTCAACAGGAGAGAAAGTCCTGTTCTATGAGTGTGATCCCAGAAAAAACACGGAATGTAATCGTGAAATGTGTCGGGGTGACGGGGCAGAGGATGAGGGTGGCTTCGGGTTCTGCTCTAAGACACTCGATCCGCGTTTCCGTAAAGACGGCGGTAAGGCTTGGTATGCTGTGCTGAAGACATCAGAGGACGGCGGCGAGCCTTACTGGGGCAGAGAATACGTGGAGGTGGTTTGAAGTGATGACAGTTCAAGAATGTATCCAGTACGTTGAAAGCCATCTGGAGATCCGCCCTGCGACGGATAACGGAGCTTATACCAGCGGAAGAACGATCAAGCCTGCTGGCTGCGTAAACCATTCTGTTGGCTGCGCCCAACCTTCTGTCGATGTGTTTTTCAACACGATGAACAAGTCCAGTGCGGGCTGGGGTGTTAATGCTCTCCTTGGTGACTTCCATAAGGGCGAAGGACGAATTATTCTCGCTTTGCAATGGAATGGTCGCCCGTGGGGATGCGGTTCCGGCAGTAAGGGTTCGTGGAATAACACGAAGGTGCAGTGGGAGATTTGCGAACCCGCAGGCCACACCTATGCTGGCGGCACGATGGTCGGATACGACGTGGCGAAAAACCAGGGCTATTTCGACCGGATGTGGAAAATGGTCGTGGCATGGAATGTCTATATGGTCAAGAAATTCGGATATCCGATTTCTGGGATCAGCGATCATGCAGAGTCATATCGTGCTGGCTACGGCTCTAACCATGGCGACGTGGGGCAGTGGTGGCCGAAGCATGGCAAGAGCATGGATGCTCTGCGGAAGGAAGTTCAGGAAATTCTCAATGGCGAAACGGAGGATGATGACATGGATGTAGCACGTTTCAAAGAACTCTGGGGCGAAATGCGTAAGGAACTCCAGGACAATGACGCAAGCGCATACAGCGCAGAAGCACGCGAGTGGGCAACGAAGAATGGTCTGATCGCCGGTAATGGTATGACCGTCAGCGGCGAGCCGAATTGTATGTGGGGTGACATTTTGACCCGCGAGCAGTTCGTCACCGTTCTTTATCGTTGGACTCAGATGATGGGCAAGGCGTAAAATGACCATCTCGATCGAGCGTGGTAAGAAGAAAAGCAAGCCGAAATCGAAGAGGCCACGCCTTGGATTTACCAACTGGCTTGCTGTATGTATCATGATTTTCCTTGCCGCTGGATTGGCCGGCGGCTTTTACCTTGCTCGACTGAGTATCGTATATGGGTATACTGGGGCACTGGCTTGCTACACGGCAGCTTTTGCCCCGATAGGAACTGCCTGCAGTATTGTGCTCAGTAAAATTGTACACAAGAGCGAGGTAGAAAACTCTGGTGCTGATGGAGAAGGAATTAAATTCGCAACTGCTAAAGCACACAATTTTTGTGAGGACGGCATAGAGGGCAGCAAAGAAAGCCCTGCAATATAAAAAAGGAGGATAGAGTGCTATGGATTCTGAATGGGTACGACTGATTGTATCGGTGTTGTCTGGTCTTGCCGCAACTATCCCGCTGGCAATCCAGCTGGTGAAGTATGTGCGGAAAACGATCCAGGACAAAAACTGGCCGGAAGTTGTTAAGCTCGTTACCAGTTACATGGAACGCGCCGAGACGATGTTCGAGAAGGGTGCAGATCGGAAGGAATGGGTCATGGCTATGGTTAAGGCTTCTGCCGATACTGTAAATTATGATCTCGATATGGACAAGATTTCCGATCTGATTGACAGTCTGTGTGATATGAGCAAGATTGTCAACGGTACCTCCAATACGGCGCGATAAGCACTTTGGAGGGACATGACATGAACATGGGAGAGATCTTGGGATGGAGCGGCGGAACGCTCCTTTTGCTTATGACCTTTGTTCAGGTCGCCCCGATCAAGGTAAATCCGTGGTCGGGGTTGGCAAAGAAGATTGGCAGGGCAATCAACGGTGAGGTGTTGAATGAGATCGCCGACATCAAAAAGGGACAACGTGAGACACAGGATAAGCTCGAAAAACATATTCAGGATGATGATGAGCGAGATGCGAATATGCACCGCCAGCGTATTCTGCGGTTCAACATTGAGCTTATGAGGGGTGAGGACTTTACACTTGAGTGTTTTAATGATATGCTCCTTGACATCGACGAGTATGAGAGATTCTGTGAAACACACCCCGGATATAAGAACAACCGAGCGGTCATGGCTATTGCTAACATTAAGCGAGTATACCAAGACCATGAGGAAAACGGTGGGTTCCTTGTATGAATGAAGAGGGGGACAGAAAAGTAGCCCCCCTCCATCTACACCCGCCTCAAGGCGGGTATGCAGCTGCAGATGGATTCTGGCATCTACTATATCGAACGCAGCGTCAAACCC